GCTGTGCCACCCACCCAAGCACCTGACTCTAAAACAACTCTCTGGATAGTCGCAGTAACAGCACCTTGTGTGAGTATATCGCCATCCTTCGGAAGGTTTGAGCCAGCCGTAAAAGATACCTCATTAAAAAACGGGACATTTACCCATCCTGCCGCGCTCGATTTATATAGTAATGTGTTACCTGCCGTTGCTCTGAACACATAAACAATATCATTATACAGGAAACCACCTTGCAGTAAGCCCGTGCCGGGTACTACGCCAACGTCTAACCTGTACTGGTCGGCGGCAAGTGATTTGTAAATAGCCCTGTTTTTGGCGGTTATGTAGGTTGTTGGAATAACTGATTGGCCAATAATCGTAACGCCAACATTGATTTGCTCGTTGGCTTGGAATGATCCTATAGCCTTTGTAATCGCCACATAATCAGCGCCTACGGCGATTACAAGCCCTGTAGCGCCACTTGTTTGCCCTGTTATGGTGTTACCTACTGCGGGGATATTTACGAAACTTGAGACGTAAACTAGGGAAAACGTCTGTGCTGATGGCGAGACTCTCCCATCATAGCGTTCATATCCTGCTATCCTCGTATATCCACCCGTTATGGAAGATTCGAAATTTAGAGATTCCAGTACCTTACCCTTCGGCATGGATAGCAAAGGAGTCATCTGGTCAAGTCCACCTACCATGTGCATGGTATCGAACTTCACTTGTGGCATTCTCATATCAGGCTTCTGCCTCGGCAAATAATGGGCATCTGATTCAGTTCAAGCTTTGTTTTCATTACGGCATACTTGATCGCGCCACGCTGATACACTTCTGGAGCAGATTCGTAATTGCCGTAATCCATCATAGCCTTATAGACTATAAGCCTGTGAAACCTTGCTGGCATGGCTGGAATATCTGCATCACCCACTAAAGAAGTTACCAATGTCTGATAATCACCAACAACGGTATAAACAGCGTCAGGTTTTGGGCCAAGTATAATACTCTTATTCGGTGCTTCGGTGACTTGAACAGGCCTTGTATAAGTGAGGTTTGTCATATTAAACAAATACAAGTCTCGGAAATTGTCATAGTTCATAACCGATAACCATTGCTCGTCACCAATACCTGCGGAGGCAAGATAGCAGCGTACTGTGTTAAGCTTCCATTCAGCAAAGTTCGTTATGCCAGCCTGTGAGGGCGTGTACTCACCAACCTGAGCTGTGGTATCAAAAGAGAACGGCTGGCGCATCCAGAGCCATTCTGTTTCGTGTAGCATTTGTATATCTTCCCAAGCATCGGCTATCCAACCGACAAGGCGATTCCATTCGCCTGATGCGCCAGTAACGGTCGTTTCAGTGCCGACTACGCCACATTCATTGCGTAGCTTTGTTGCAAGGGTGATAAAGTCCATTACTTACTCCGGGAATTCACACACATGAGCGAACCAACGGCGTGACAAGTCAGTACCGGCAGGGTCAGCATGTATCTGGATTGGGTATTTCATAACTGGGGTTGTATCAATGCGAGTCTGGTCGCAACCGTCAGCATCTTTATACTGGACTGTCTTGACAGTGTTTATCCGCTTAATCAGTGAGTTCACAAACTTGCGTTCAGTCTTGTACTGCTCGCCACGTTTGAAATTCCTGACTTCGCCGTTTACGCCACATGACACTGGATCTTCTGCGTTCGGATCGGATGACAAGCCAATAGAGATAGTCAAAACCTGATTCATAAACGCAAGGTCTTGGACGTACTCCTTGACGGTCGGTGAGGACATATCTTCATCAGTAACCATTGCCAAGTCTGGACGTTCAATTTCTTCTGTAGGTGTGGTAAATGGTGCTTCAATCGTTGTCGTTACCTTCTTATCAACGTCAGATGATGTTACTTGAGGTTTTACAGTAGCCCTGCGCTTGCGCGTAGCGGTTGTCTCTCTTGTGGTTGTTTTGCGTTCAGCCATAACGTGAGTCTCCTTAATTTAAGGGGAGCCGTAGCCCCCCTATATTATTATACTACCGTTGCATTAACGTCGAATGCACCGACTGTATTTACATATACAGCATTCGGAACTACGCCTGCACTATCCAAAGGGGTTGTGCCACCGACAAAGTTGCCGGTTCCCGTTGGATTGATGATGACATAGCCCAATACAGTGTGGGTGGGTGGAACATTAGGGAAGCGTACCGATGTAATGGCAGTTCCCGCAGTACCCATTGAAGTGAAAATGGTTTGTGCTTTATCAATCGAAAACACAAACACGTTCACTGTTGCGTTTACAACAGTTCCCGCAAGGGGTGATAGCAGCCGTGCAGCAGCAATGCTGTTAAGCTGACCCTGTGTTGAAAACTGCGTTACTGCCACGCCAGTTGATACTGTAGCAGCACCAGCACCCGTGATGGCAAGCCCTGCCGAAGTAAAACATACTGAGCGTAATCGTTCGTAAACGTCAGTAAGCACCTTCAACAAGTCGCTCCCTTCGCTCTTATCTGTTTGAGAAGATAAGCGTCTCGTTAGATTTTCCATCTATAATTCTCCTGTTAGGTTGTAAAAGGGACGGTTTTACCCGCCCCTCTTATGTTATGCAGTCAGTGCGTTGGTTGCTACTTCATATACAGCCATCTGAAGGTCATTCAGGATAACTGCGTTGTAGTAGAATTTAGCACCGCAATAGCCGCGCTGACCCTGTGGATCGGCCTTGTCTTTCTGGCCGGGAGTCATTGCAGTAATATCATTGCCGCGAACATTACAACCGATATGTCCCCAAGCATCAGCCGAACCAACGATTACCTGATAGGTATCAGCGTTTACGCCTGTAGTGGACAACAGTGGAGGGACAGCACCAGCAACCGCTGCGCCGGAGTCCTGTACGGAAACCAATTCAGGGGATGAGATGAAGCGGAATTCTTCACAAGTACCGAACTCACCAGCAACCGCACGGTTAGGATCGCCATACTTCGATACATGAACGAAGCCCGGCAAATCACGAACGTCAGGGTGCAAGTCAGTAGAGATAAAGACGGGGAAAGAAGCTTCGACTGCGCTGGTTCCATAAAGACCAGAAGCAGGGATGCGCTTAACCATCTTACTGATGGTGGTTGCATGGTTATTACACATTGAGCGTGCAATTTTACGCAAGCCAACCAGACTGATTGTACCGTTTACAGTACCACGTGAAATACCAGTGCCGCCATAAAACTTGTTCGTACAGCCTTTCAGTACGCCAAACAGTACCATTTCATGAATCAGGCCAAGACGTTCACCTGTCAGAGTAGTCATCTGTTTCGGAATATCATCTTCATACAGGTCAAAGGTCTTGTCAGTATAGCCGTACAATACGTTATACTGGTTCAAGGTTGCCGTAATATCCTGCACGGTAACGCTTTCCGGTGCGCTGGTTACGCCTTCGGTGGTCAGATGGCCTGAAGCATAGGCGTTGCCTCGGTCACCAGCACCATCCAGAAAGAAACGGTTAGGCTGTGCGGCAGTCTGGTTCATGTTAAGGAAACGACGATATTTTACCGTGTCACCTGTATTCGGTTTGAAGTCGTCATTTACGCCGACTGTACCCAATACGATTTTAGGCAGCGCATGCTTTAAGATACGCCCCTTGATAATACCAACACGCTGCGGTGTCAGTGCGAAAGTTTGAATGCCCATTTAATGGCCTCCTTATATTTGAGCCATCTCCTTGCGAAATGCCGCTTCTTCCTCGTCAAGGTCACTCGGTGCATGTTGCCCCGGCAATCCCTGTGGTCGAACGGCATCTTCAAGTGATGGCGTATTATTTTCGACCGGCCTCAATGTAGCTTTGTATTCCTCGATCTTGTCGCCAACAAACTCAGCATCCCATACATTAAGTAAGGTGTTGCGTTCATCTTCGGGCAAGTTGCCAACGAATACGCCGAATCCCGGATCGTTCCATGAGACAAGGCCGTTATCATCGCGTGAATACATTGCTATGTGCTGCCAATCTTTGTGTCTTTTGCTCAGGTTTCGCAGTTCCCTGGCCTGATCTCGTTCCCGTTGTTCTTCGATAAATTGGTCTATCTTGTCGGGTTCGGGCTGCGCTGCCTCTTCTGCAAGTTCTTCACCTGCTTCCAGTCCTTCACCGGTATCTGTGTCATCTTCGGGTGATAAGATTTCTGCCAGTTCTGGAAATTCCTCTTCCAATCGAGTCAGGGCTTCGGGGTTTAACCCACCTTGCCGTGATTGAAGCTCGTCAATGATTGCCTGCTGCGCTGCAATACGTTCTTGCTGCTCTGCAAACCTATTACCGAATGTACCGTTGGTGGTATCAAGTGCTTTCTGTAAGCTATCTAACCGTTCAAAGTTAGCCTTGACCTCCTCCTCGGTGAATCCTGCAATAACTTCTTTGCGTTCATCGGGTTCTTCTGTTGGCTTGACTTCCTCAGTCGGTTTAGCTTCAACTTCCGGCACTTCCGCGTCAGACATTTCAGCTAAATAAGCCTCATCTTCCAGCTTGTCTTGTTCATCCATTATCGTACTCCTGATTCTGGCCTTGCGGTCAGCGTCGTTATCTGTGGTTCGTTAAGAGCCACAATCTTTTTGAGTCGGCGTATATCGCCTCGAAGCAGGTTAGTGGAGTCAATATCCTGCTTTACATCGTTTCGTTTGCGTGCGCTTTTGAGTTCACTCTCAAAGTAAATCATCAGCTTCATCCATAGTGCTGATTCGCGCTCCGGCTTAGTTAATTCAAACATTACTGTTCAAACGCATGCCCGTTTTGGGCACGGCCTTGAGGCTCAACGGCGGGTCTTGCAACCTGTGGAGCCTGTCCGTCTTGGGCAGCAAGTTCTTTCTGCGTGCGCAGTCTCATAGTCGTTTGAGCAAGTTCAGACTTCACTTTTTCAAGGCTTATCTGGTGCTTGTTCGAGTAATCCAGCATGGCAAGTTCACGGCGTAGTTCTAATTCAGCCTTGCGAGCTTCAAACTCCTGCTGTGAACGCTGTTCAAGGGTTTTCTGGTAAACTGTGTCCCTATCCATATCCTCGATAATCTTATGCTCGGCAGAGCGAATCTGTGCCTGTGCAATATCTTCACGGGACTTAGCGTTGATCTTGGCAACTTCAACTTGAGGCATTGGCTGTGGCTGTACTTGAGCCTTGGCTTTCTTCTCGTCATCAGTCATCTCGAATTTGCTAGGCTCGAATCTCCAAGCCCTTAATACTTCGTCGGATGCCTTCTCAGGTGATAAGCCAAATGCTGGATTAAGCGACATATTCAAGATTTGAACAGCCTGCATAGCCTGTATCTCACGCTCAACCAAAGCGGATGAACCGACTGCTTGTATCTGCAT